TCAGGCGACCTCAAGTTTCGCGGCCCACTGACCGACGCCCATTTTGGGGGCAATGTAGAGTTCATCACCGATGCGGTTCAAGGTGCGCATGTAGGCCCGAACGCTTTTCTCAAGGACGTAGAGATCGACGGCCATCGAGGGAATGTGCCCGTTGTGCTGTTCTTCTACCTCGCGGAAATCGTTTGGATCGATCAAGAAATGCGCGGCCCACTCGTCGGCTTTGTCTTCTTGTCGTTGCTGGATCCAAGGGAACATGGAAGGTTCGTCGCCCACGGTCGCATGGCCGAGCTCGTGCCCAAAAACCCAGCGTGTCTTACGGGGCTGCATGCCGTCCTGAATGCGGACCAGCTTGCGCTTATGGCAGTAGTCCCCGTTGTGCTTGAGGTGGCTCAAGTCGGTGAACTCCACGCGAACGCCTAGCTCCATTGCGTAGTCAAACAAACGTTGCAAGATACCTCCTAAATCGTATCCACGTCTTCGCCGGTTTCATCGTCTTCGGTGATCCGGTTAGCAACGAGGCCATAGTCTTGCTGCTTGCGGGAGTCATCATTCTTACCCACATATTCCCCGCCACCTCCGACAAAGACGGAAGATGGGGCTTCACCCTCATACTCGATCAACGCGTCAAAGGCGGGAGGGTCAGCATCATCGACGCGAAGAACTTGTATCCCGTTCTTGTCCCCACGGATGCCGTAAGTCGGCACAAGCCGCCCCTCGTAGTTCCCCGCAAACGAATACTCAACACGCGCGAAGACTTCTACTGGACTCAACCCGAGCATATTCGAGAGCCGCTCAACGTCACGAAGATTAAAGAGCCCCTCGCCCCTTAATCTCTTCGCCGCGTAGTTCTTCGACATGCCGATACCTTCAGCGATGTCATCGACACGCCACCCACGCACTACAGCCTGAGTGCGAATGAATTTCACGAATTCTAGAGCTAGCCCGTCTGCAGCCCCTTCTGTACCTGATGCCATGTGGTCAATAGTACCCATATGGGTCCATTGTGCGCAATCAAGCTTGCGGAATCTACTTGGATGGGTTTACTGTACCCATATGAGTTCGAATATGAGTTACTGGCAACGGATAGCAGGTGGCGTACGTGCCGAGATGGCCCGCCAGCGGAAGGATGCGAATCAGTTGATGGAAGTCCTTCATCTGAGTCGAAACAGTGTCTATCGGCGAATGAATGGCGATGTGCCCTTCAACCTCAATGAGATTGCAACCGTTTCTGAATGGCTGAACGTCCCCATCAGCGCGTTTGAGTTCGATCCGCGCGAGTCAAGGATTGCGGCGTGAACGGCCTCATCGACTGGCTTCTGATCGCGGTCGGGATCTTCTACACGTTGAAGATCGTCCGGCATTGGAGGCCCAGACCATGACCACCCAGACAAAGAAAAAGCCCGTGGCTGCAACCACGGGCGAAGACAGAAAACTAGAAAGGCATTCAATGTCCAATCAGATTGTACCCTTCAACTTCGAAGAAACACCAGTGCGAGCAATCACCATCGAGGGGGTGCCTTGGTTCGTCGCTGCCGACCTTTGCAACGTGTTGGGGCATAGTAACCCCACGGTTGCGGTCGGTCGACTCGATGAAGACGAACGGGCTAAGTTCAACTTAGGGCGTCAGGGTGACGCCACAGTTGTGAACGAGTCAGGTCTGTACTCATTAATTCTCGGATCACGCAAGCCAGAAGCGAAGGCGTTCAAAAAGTGGATCACATCTGAGGTGCTTCCTCAGATTCGAAAGACCGGAAGTTACGACGCCGGCAAGGCTCTCGCACCAGCTCCACACAAAGCGCCGGAAGTTCTCAGCGTCAAGGAGCAGGCCGCTCTTCTTCGCACCCTTCGCACGAGCCTGCAACCCGACTATGCCGATGCTAAGGCCCGCTTGATTCTTGCTCGCGGCATGGGCGAAGAGCCCGAGGTCGATGAGGGAAACCGCCCTCTCGATGTTCAGAGCTACTTGGAGGGCCGCGGGGTGCCCATGTCCCTCATCAAGAGCTTCCGTTCAGGGTTCGGAACTATCGCATCCCGCCTCTATCTCGCCGAATTTGGTGAGCGACCGAAGAAGGTCGACCGCATCGTCAATGGAGCGCTAATCAAGGTTGTCGGCTATACCGAAGCGCATCGCCCCATTCTCGATAAAGCTTTTTCGGAACACCGGGTATTCTCCACCCTTCGCAGCAACGAGCTTGATCTTGGGGGTATCTAATGGCTATCGCAGCTATTGACGGCGTTACTCCGAACTCACGCGCGACGGATCCGGTTACGAGTGTTGATGCTGGCCGGTCGGTGAACCTCGTGCATTCGAAAGAGTATGTCTTTCAGGCACTCAAGGTGTTCGGTCCAATGGCAGACCACGAGCTCGTGGAGCTTCACGAGGGTGACACCTTTGGGCACAAGGCTTTCGGCAGGTTCTCTCCGCAGCGCCTCCGCACGGCTCGCGCAAACCTTGTTGAAGATGAGCGCGTTGAGTTCACTGGCAAGTATCGCAAAACCGATTCGGGGCGACGGGCGCAAGTGTGGTGCGTCAAGCCATCGGAGTTCACGCGCGACGAGAAGCTAGCTCGACTTGGCGCTTGGGGTGACCTTACGATCAGACCCAGCGGCCCGCATGTGAATATTTCCCGGCTGGATGCGTACCTTGGCATCGGAGACAGCAGGCTCACCGATCTAGACGCGGACAGGCGGGCCGCGGCCCGCCTCAAGACTGACGAGCTTGCCGCCAAGTGTGGATCCCGTGACCTCATTGACTTGCTCTTCTTTCTCGCGCTACGTGAACAATGATGGCCCTCGAACCGGTATCGCTTGAGGCGGCGAGCGCGGATGATTTCGCTTCGATGCCGCCGATCATGTCCACGACCATGTTGGCTGACCATTTACCGGACGTGTCGCCCCGAACGCTCGAAGACTGGCGATTCAAGGGTATTGGCCCCATCTTCGTGCGTGATGAAGACACACGACGCGTCTACTACCTCAAGTCTGACGTAGTGGCCTGGATCATCTCGAACCGACAAATCCAAGAAAACAACGAATATCAGAAGGAGTCACAACAATGACAAGCACAAACACAACCAAGCCAACGATGCTCGATGACCTCAAGGATCAGATGTGGGTCACGCAGGAACGCATCAGTACCGCACTCGATTTCATGAGCGGTCGCGACGTTGACGTAGATCCTGAAATGTGGGCGTTTGACGAGATCCGCAAGTCAGCGATTGATGCCCTCGCAAAACACCTCCCGGGCCTCAGCTACGGAGACAGCGGGCTCCCCCTCTACGCAAATGAGGAAGTGTTTAAGGCGACGCGAACCTACGACGATGGCACTCCTCTAGTGGAACACTTCACCTTTCCTGACGTTCCGGGGTACACGTTCACTTATCGACCACGACATGACAAGCCCCGGGCTGAGTTCATGGCCTGGGCGCGCAATGCGGCTGACCTCTACAAAGCGGACACGCATGCCAACTACGTGAGCGCGGGGGGTCTAGGTATCGAGCATCGTGGCATCCTTGGGCAAGAATTCCACGCCACCATCCACAACGATGACGATTCTGCATGGACCATCCTGGATCTCGCGCAACTTAAGGAGTTACGCGATGGAATTGAGCGCATTCTGTTCACTGAAGCGCGATACCGATTCGAGGAGCAGTCCGAGACTAAGTGGACTCCCACCGAGCGAAGTGTTGAGGCCGAGTCTTTCACAACGGATGGGCTTGTGATACTCCGACCGGATTCCGTTGGCGGCGCGACGGTTCTCCAAATTTCAGTGCATTCCGGTGAAGACACTAGGTGCTTGCTTTCGCCCAAAGAGGCTCGTGAGCTTGCGAGGTGTCTAGCTGTCTTTGCTGAAGAGGCCGATTATGAGGGATCGTGCATCAGCAAGGAATAGCGCCTGAAGGGACGGTGTGGGCGGTTGCGCGGGCCCTTGGCTCGCAAGATACCGTGACCGCCCGCACCGTCGAGCAGGCCGAAGATCAACACGACGATGACCAGATCCGCAGAAGAGTCAGCGCCAAGGAGTTACGGGATGCGATGCGTGCCCCGTTCCGATGAGACACCCGCCTGCTATGGGAGCCCAGATTGGGAGGTTCTGGCGGCGATCACGGCAGGCACAGCGACCGACGAACAACTGAACACAGAAGTATCTCATCCCGATTTTGGGGTGAAGCGGTGGAAGGATCTCACCCCTACTGAGCTTGAACGGGTGCGGCGAGCGCTCGCGTTCTAGAGGCGGTGAGACACCCTCTCGCTAACGTTTGATGCACCCGGCAGGAGCAAGCAGCCACCGGGCGAAGAACACCCCTGACAAAGCAATACTCCCGGCGTGATCGTTACTCACGCCGGGAGCCTGATAACTACCCCCTGACAAGGAGTTGAAACCAATGTCTATTCTGACAGAAACCCGAACGGAAGCAACGCCGTCGACACCGACAGATTCCAAGCCGACCCCCTGCCCCTGCTTCACCTGGTGTGATGTTGACCATGTTGAAGAGGGCTTTGGTGACTGGCACCGCGAGGCGGGCATGACGGCTATCGAGCCAGGCGTACTCCGAACGGATCATGTGCTTGACGAGAACGGGGCTGCCCATCTCTCAATCGCAGAAACCTTCGACTGGACGATTGAGCCCCAGGAATCATCTGAGTTCTTCGCGAAGCTGCGTGCGTCGATCGATGAAGCTGAACGACGGTTTGACCGTTTCGTTAGTCAGGTAAAGCCACTGGCTCGACGCACTGAGCCTGGCGCACCGAGTTTCGAGGAGTCAATCTAATGTCTGTCGGAACAGTGCTTGAACCTGATCAGATCCCAGTCGACCCCGCCCTTAAGCCGTCTTTCAAGCCGACTAAAGAGGTTACTGAAGATCAAAAGTTGTGGGCCGCGTCAGTCCTGGCTGAACTTCCTGTGGCGATTCGTTTCAACGAGCACCCGGTCAAGGAAGCCAAGAGCGCCGATGGAACGTTTTGGCGAAAGGCGTTCGTCATCGTTGTCATCCCCAACAAGCATTTCAGCATCCAGCTGTATGTAGGCGCTTCACCATCCGACCTTGAGTACGCTCAACGGCTCGTTGCGCGGGCTAAGAGTGGCTGGTTTAACTCTGACATTTGGGAGCCACACGTTTATCCGAAATCGGGTCCAGGATTCATCCTTGACCCTTACTGGGAGTGGGATGGCGAGCGGGATTGTGATGTTCTCAAGCCCTGCGTTACCCCCGGATGTATCAAGGATTTCCATCCCTACCGAAATGGGGACTTCAACGCTTCCCACGAGCTCGACATGATTGACGATACCGAAGGACGTTACATGGTTCACGGTTCGAACTATGAGGATGGCGACGGATGGAACGCCTGGCTAGATGTTGACCTCGACGGCGACTACTTATCAGGCGCTGAGGGAGTCAAAACGCTTCGAGATTCCGCGAACGACATGGCTTGGATGCAGATTGAGTGCGACAAGCTCAATGCCGCTGCAGGCGTCGGGAAGGTGGCTGCATAATGGCCGCGGAAATTGCAGAGGGCATCGTTCCCGCTCGTACGCGTGAAGCCCGCCCTTGTGAAGTGTTCGGGTGCCTCGAAACCCAGCATGCCTACGTAGATGGGGTGATGGATGACGAACATCGCTCAATCAACATCGGCAGCGATGCACCACTGAATGAGAGGTTTCTCGTAACCGGTTTCCGCAACGACGATTCCGGGCTCTGGGAACCTTTCGCAAACGCCGATCTAGACGAGATTTCCGGTATCGAGGGGCTAGCTCTCATCGAACAATTCCGGCTCGCTTACCGGGCCGTGCAGCAGCACTGCGACGCGCTCAACAGATTCCCGAAAGGTCGGGAGTCATGACGAACACGAAGGAACTTGAAAAACTGGTTGCGCGCGCGAACGAGGGCGACCAAGAAGCGCTGCAGCAGATCCTCAACCCAGTGGGTCGACCCGGGCTCGTAATGCCGACATGGGCCGACTGCGTTCGCTACCCGGACGGCTACCACCTCGGACGCAACGACCTTCCCCAGGCACTCTGGGCGGCGTTCACGTCGGGAGTGCTGCACGACCCCGAGGAAGTCACTAAGGGGGTCTCTCAAGCGTGGACAATGTGCGAGTGGCCGCTTCATGCCCTTGACGAATCAGCATGGGAAACGCTCTTCACGCACACCGGATTCCTGTCGGACGCGACACCAAACCAAAAGGCCGCGCAGGTAGATCAACTCGATAGGCCGGCTACCTTGTACCGGTCGGCACACCCCGACTACATGCCGGGAATGTCTTGGACCAGTGACCTTGAAACCGCGTACTGGTTTGCGTGCCGAAATCGCAGATTCGGATACCTCGACTCGAGCACGACTGCAGTCGTGAAGGTCGACACGGATAAGTGCCCGTGGTGGTTGCCGCTCGCGCACTTCAACGTGCGCGACGAGCACGAATGGGTGATGCCGTGGCCGCGGCGAGCGCTACCACGCGAACACCTCTCATTCCATGAATTAGACCTGCTTTCCGCCAAGTGGCAGAGGGAGAAGGCAGCATGACGAGCATCGAGCGCAAGCGGGCGTTCGCGGTCGAGTTCTGCGAAATGACACGCGAGAAACGAGCGCGCCTTGAACGCAGTACCCGGCACATCGTCCAAGCCTCACTCAAAGCGGGCCTGAGCGTCGAAGAAGTTGCCGACCATACCGGGCTTACACCGGAAGAAGTTGAAGCCCATCGTGAAGAGAAGGAGGAATAGTTGTGGCCCGCATACGGACTTTGAAACCTGAGTTTTGGAGCTCGCCGTCAACTGCCCAAGCCGACCTTGCAGTACGTCTAACGTTCATGGCCATGTGGAATTGGGCGGATGACTCTGGACATGGCACCGCAAACTTGAAAGAGCTTGAGGCGTTTGTGTTCCCGAATGACACTGTTCAGGATCTCCCAAGAAGTAGGCGCGGAACTTCCGCAGGTGCCCCCGGAGCTTGGCGGAACTTCGCGGAGATTTGCGGAGAGGTTTCTGAGGCGTATCAAGTGACGTTCTATCGCGTTGCCGGTCGCCCCTACTACGAAATCTCGAATTTCAAGACACACCAGTCCAAGGACTACCGCGCCGAGTCTCGGTACCCACTACTGGAAGAGGGTGAAATCTTCGATGTGACCAGCGGAAACGCTTTTCCATCCAGTTCAACGCCCCTGCCCAACGACACAGTTTCTGAATCGAACGGCGGAAACTCCGCCACTGTCACCGGAAAAGCCGGTATTGGAACAGGGGAACAGGGTAATAGGGGAACAGAGGAACAGAGGAACAGTTCTTCGTCGGAAGTCGCTATCGCGACCATCCGACCCGACTACGAAAAACTCCTTGATCTGCTCGATGACCTGATCGTTGAGAACGGCTCCAAGAAACCCACTCGCACGAAACGAAATAGCGATGCAATCCGACTACTTGTTGAAAAAGATGGGCGCACGGTCCAGCAAGTAGAGAACGCGATTCGATGGTCCCAGCAAGACGAATTCTGGCGAGGAAACATTTTGTCAGCCTCGAAACTGCGCGCCCAGTACGACAAACTGCGCTTGGCCGCTGAACGTGAGAAACGTGGATCCCAGCACGCACTGCCCCCAAATCAGAACCGCGCTCTTGCTCTGATTAGTCATTACGAAGAACAGGAGGCCAGAAATGAACAAACCGCAAACCGCGAGATTACTGACGGTAGCGGCGTCTATTGACCCGATCGCGGTAACGGAGCTCACCGTGGAGGCGTGGTACGAAGCATTGAGCGATCTTGACTACCAGGAGGCCCGCCAAGCCCTCGCAGAGCACCGACGAACCTCCACGGAACACATTCGCCCGGCGCACATCATTGAGCTCGTTAGAAGGCAGCACAGCAACGCCCCGCGCGAGCGGGCAAAGTGGGAGGCAGACGACTAATGGCAGGCACTAAAGCAGAGCAAATGCTCCTTGGGGCGCTACTGCTTTCACCGAAGATGTACCCGTTCACCACCGAAGAAGTTAGCCGCGCTGACTTCACTGATGATCGCTTGGGGATCATTTACGAAGGCATCGGGCAGATGCGTAGCGCCGGGAACCATGTCGACTCCATCACGGTTGCGGACGCGTTCCCCGAATGGGACGTGCGCGGCTTGAGCATGGTCGAGTTGATGACCTGGGCGGAACCACAAGAGGTATACCCGGGCGCTGCAGAGACATACGCGCGAACCGTGCGTACCGATGCGCTGAATCGGTCAGCACAGTTCGTGGCGCAATATCTGATGGATGAGACTCGTGATGGTGGTTCGTCGCCCGCTGACCTCATCACGAAAGCGCGCGGACTGTTAGACGCCGCAATCGATGGTGCGTCATCGAACCGCATCAAGACGAAACTTTTAGGTGAGCTATTGGAAATGGAGGATCGCCGAGACTGGGTGATTCCAGGGATGCTCGAGCGGCAGGACCGTCTGATCCTCACCGCGGGCGAGGGGGTTGGCAAGAGCACCTTTGCGCGACAGATAGTGGTTATGTCATCCGCAGGACTGCACCCTCTCTTACGAGACGTTGAGATCAAGAACAGTCGTGAGTGGTTCTCACCTCAACTCATTTCACCTGTTCGAGTCTTGGTGATCGATGCCGAGAACTCGGAGCTGCAATGGCGGCGGGCGGTCCGCAAAATGGTGGAAGAAGCGAAGCGGATCGGCAATGCGGATCCTGGTGAAGAAATTCGGATTGCAGCCGGTCGACGGATCAACCTCACTAAAGGGTCAGACCTCGCGGACATTCACCGGCTTGTTGACGAGCATAAGCCTGACCTGCTTTACATCGGCCCGCTCTACAAGGCAACGGACGGGGCTATCACTAACGACGACCATGCATCACCGCTAATCAAGGCTCTGGACTCGCTGCGAGAACGCGGCCTGGCGCTCATTATGGAAGGTCACGCGAAAAAGGGTGAAGGGAACCCCGACACCCGGGATCTTCGCCCGCGAGGCTCAGCAGCGCTCACGGGATGGCCGGAGTTCGGCATCGGCATTGGCGGCGAACAAAATGACGAGATCGCCCCGCTGATCCATTGGCGCGGTGCCCGAGACACTAACCACATGTGGCCAAAGAATCTCAGGCGTGGGCGGGATTGGTGGCCCTTCGAGATCGGCTAACTTGCCTGCGTGAAGCAGCAAGTGGCCCCCTCTCGATTTAGAGGGGGCCACTTGTTTACTTCCAGTTGCCTTTACCGGGCCTTGTTGCGTTCCAGGCGTCGATCGTTTCTGGCAACCATCCACGGGTGCGCCCGATCAGCGCATCCGGCTCTGGCAGTTTGTACTGCTTCACCGAGTTCACCGACACCCCAAGGCGTTCAGCAACCTCAGTGACACTCAGAAACACGAGCATCATTCACTCCGCTTCTTGAAAGGTGGAATGAATGCGAACACGGCAGCAACGAACGAGAACACACCCGCAGTCGGATTGTCCTTCACGACCATGATGCCGACGGCAACCATGATGACGCCTGCAGCAATCTTGATGATCTGATTCATGTTGATGTATGGGAAAATCGGGGTTAGGGCCGGAGATACTTTGTCTATCTCCGGCCCGCCCGCTACTTGAGCAGTGCGATCATTGCGGCTATGGCTGATACCAGTGCTGCAATGGCGCTGATGATAGCTGCCGGGCTATCTCGCTGCTTTTTCTTTCCCATTGTTACCTCCTTTCTATAACCAACTATACACCCGTTCGGGTGTATTAGCAACCAGACCTAAATCACAAAATGACCCCCTCACCCGATCCCGTAAAGGATCAAGCAAGGGGGTGGGATCGCCACGGCGCTCCGCTTCCCGATTCCTCAGTTCAGAAAACCGAAATCGGACTGCATTTGAGTTCAAAGATAAAGCAAGAGAGAATCTTGCCATGAAGCGTACTCTTGGCATTGTTGCCGCACTCACCATGTCAATCTCCCTAATGGCCTGCAGCGGGGGCGCAAACAACGCCGACGAACCCAAGTCGGGCACCGACGCAACCCAAGCCGAAGCGGAAGCACCCACACTCTTCCCCGCGGGTCCGTTCGAGTTCACCACTGAGACAGGGGCAAAGATCACTTTCGATCTCCCCTCAGCGGCAGATGACGAGCGCATCGCAGACATTGAAAAGTACCGGGTCGACACCAACGCGAGCCCCGTCACCTACGTCATCGCCAACGTCGACAACCGCAAGGGAACCGACTACGCGGGCTTGACGAACGTTTCTGCGTTCGACAAAGAGGGCCGCAAGTATGAGTTCACGGAAGTATTCAAAACCATTAGTGATTGGCAGCCCTACTACTCAGAGGATCACGAGTACGTGATGCCAGACGGCAGCAAGGTAGCCGAAGACGTGGGGACCGAACTCTACAACCGCGGCATCGACATCTACAACAAGTTCTTGAAAGGCCCTGCCCCGGCTGAGCAGGGCACTGTTGTTCTTGTCTCCAAGGATGTTGACCTGCCCAGTGAATTCACTCGCGTGGCCGTGACAGCGGGCGAATTCGGAACGCCTGCGGGTGACGCCACACCAGCGAAGAAGAGCAACTCCTAGTAGATCACCGCGGCAAACGCAAAAGACACCCCCTCTTGCATTGAGCAAGAGGGGGTGTCTTGGTTACACGCTGTCTTCAGCGTCGCGAGTGACAAGCGAGGGTGTGCCGCGGTCGCCCACGTAATCGGATCCCACCGAAGTGAGGATCGACACGAGCGCCGCTAGGCCGGCTACCGAGAAAAGCTGTAGCCAGTCAATCCCGAGTAGCCCAGTCGCGCCCGCGGTGAGCAGAGCCACCGCGGCCTGAGCAAACGTCTTCACTGCACGCTCGAACACATCGAGCCAAAACTGTTTCGTACGCATATCTAACCTCCGTTTATGAGTCGTCCGACGAGAGTTGCACCGCCAGCGCCAATAACGCCGACGATGATGGGCGGCAGCCAGGTCAGGCGAGACACCTGATTCCCGAGCGCGCCCTGCTGCGTCTCGAGAGAGGTCACGCGAGCATCGAGTGAACGAATGTCAGCAGCGTCGCCCTCCTGCCGAATCGTTGCCCCTTCGATCATGCGCAACCTGCTGGAATGCGAGTCGAGTCGTTCGTCGACTTTAGCGAGGCGCTCTACGATGACTTCGAGCTTCGCGAGTCGTTCCTGGGTGCTCTGACCCTGTTTCCACAGATCAGCCATCCCGATTCCGTCGGGCGGGGCTGCGGTCATTTCGAGACCTTCAAGAACTTGGCCCACCCGCCGCCGTCAGTAACGAACGGGGTGACCCCGAGCTGCTTAGCGAACGCGTCAGCCGCGACACTCGTCTTAAGAATCATCTGGAACTTGGGACCAAAGATGAGCCACTGGCCCACATTCTTCCCGCCAGCGTGTGCGTAATATGCCATCAACATGTTGTGCTCCTTGCGTTTCGGTGTTGATGCTGCGGGCTTTGCCGGTGCAGCGTGTTTGGGTAGCGCAATCGCGCCGAGGTCGTGTGGGTGAGCCCACGCGCCGCCGGACCATGCACGATCCCACCGCAGTTCCCAGTGGCAGTGCGGCCCGGTCGTGTAGCCCGTGTTCCCGGAAAGGCCGATGATCTGGCCAGCGGTTACCCACTGCCCGTACTGCACATCGATACGTGACAGATGCCCGTACCTGGCGATCAGGCCATCAGAACGGCGAATATCAACGGTGAGGCCTTCACCGTTCGCCCAGACCCCATTGATCTGGCCTCGCGCGCCGTCGCCGCCAGCAAACACGACCTGGCCATCAAAGCTCGCCGCGAGCGGTGTCCCAACCCCAACAGCAAAGTCGGTGCCGTAATGCCACCAACTGCCGCCGTCACGAGGCCCAGGCCACTCGGACACGAGCGCCGGATCGAGCGGGTAATAAAGTTGCGCCATGTGTTTCCCCTCCTTACATGCAAAAACCCCGCTACTTGGCGGGGTTTAGTTGGTTTCGACTTGTGATGGATCCGGTGGCCTGGTGAGCGCGATCACTTCAGACTTCAGCGTGGTGATCTCTTCCACCGCAGCGACTTTCACGGCCTCGATCTCGGCGACACCGCTAAGCGTCGCGGTGCTGGTGTGCTCGAGCACAGCGGCAACGCCTTCTGTAATCATCTGGTCGGTGATCACATCAGGATCGGCACCCGCGGTCGCCACATAGGCGGCGGGATCACCGGGCGCTTCCTTTGCAAGTGCCTCCGTGTACGCGTCGCCCCAACCGGGCCGCGCGCCGAGCGCCCACATATTCTGCACCGCCCACGTATGTGGGTCGGCAATACCGCGACTTGCAGCACACGCCGCCACTCGCATAACGAGCCTGCTATCCTCGACCATTTTGGCTTGAGTAAGAAACGTCATCTTCGCCTCTCCCTACACTCCATAGACTTTGGTAAGTACGTGTGATGTCGCATTGCCTAAAGAATTCATCGCGTGTCCAATGATCCTGTCCTGCAAGACGTACACGTATTTGAGTGACAGTGAAGGCGCGAGCCCATCAGCTCGCCATCCCGGCACAAGCTCGTAGTGACCGCAGCCGTGTAGGTCCGTCACTGACTGCTTCGGGATGAATTGCTCAACGATGCCAGAATTGTCGGCCTGATTTGTGGTCTTGTTAAATGCCTGCCAGACAAGAACGACCCCCGTCAGTTGTTCACTCACTAACTCGTTCAAAAGCACGGTCTGAGTGCCGTGCATGTACAACGCACCGGCCCAAAGCACCTTCTGAGCACGATCAGAGTGGATTACCCCGTTGAGTTCAATGAGTGGTGCCTTGATTACCGTTTTCGTCGGGTCGGTGATTTTGGTGCCGCCGTCACGGGTCATAGTGCCTATGCCGTCAGCATCTGCAACAACAACATCGCCGCCACGCAGCACTGCTGATTTGCCAAGCTGCCCACTCGATTCGACAACCCCAACGCCCGCACTGTCGCGCTTGATCGAGATCCCCATATCAGGTGTGGTGGTTCGCACGACTATACGAATGTCATCTACCCAGAATGTAGGCCGTACTCCGCTACTGCCCCGCACCGCGGTTATGGACATGCGGGTGAGCGTGATGCCGCTCTTCAGAAACGGAGTAGTGATCTTCTGCCACGTCCCCGCCGCCACATCAACGCTCGCGGACCCCATGCTGTAGGGATCGCTAGCGGTCCCGAGGTACACGTAAATCGTGGTCGAGATGTCGGCGTACACCCAAAACTCGGCAAACCCTTCCGCGTCCTGAGGCACGTTGATATTGAGGGTGTTGTGCTGCATTCGCCGCATGTCGGATGCGATGGTCGCAACCTTCAGGCTTGACGGGCTCGAGTGGTATTTCGTGGTGTCAACCGTGGGTGGGTTTACGTTCGGTTCCCAGTACCATCCGGCAGCAGTAGTGCCGGTGTTAGAGTAGGCGATCACATCTGCCATCGCATCCGCGAGGCGGAACTCGCCACCTGTGAACATGCCCCCGTAGAACTCTCGTCCGTAGAAGAAGTTCGCGTTCATTTTCTCTGCTGTCATAGCCCCGTCCTTAATCAATGCTGTCCCGATAGAGCTCGGCACCAGAAGAGAATCAGCAACGAGCTGAAACGGATTCCAAACCGACCCATTCCACACCTTCACGCCCGCAAAACTGCCAGCCGTGTCTTTCACAAACCACATGTCACCCTGGGTAAATGGCTTGTCTTCGTCAGCCGGAGGTTCGACCTCGGAAGCAAAGATACGGTTCTTGCCGTCAGCGGTCTCCGTTGCTTCCAATGCTTTCTGAGCGGCGGCGTCTGCGATCTCTTGAGCCACTTGCACCTCCGCGTTGACTTCCACAAGACGCATGGAAGTAGCGAAATCCGAATCAGCGGCATCGAAAATATCGTCTGCAACGTCAAGCCCAGGATCGAGGGTGCTCAGATCCTCCGCATGGTCGCTTACAGCGTTTGTGACATCGGGGAGCTCGGCCAGGACATCTTGCACGGGCACGGACTCTTCACCCGCTTCGATGCTCGAGTATGGGATCTGGCTCGTGCGCGCGAGTTGGCTTGTGGCCTGCTGAGCGGTGACTGCTTGCTGCGCTTGAGCGCGATGCAAAAGCTTCAGTGAAAGTGGCGTTGTCATGCGTCCTCCAAAATTAGGTCTGCGGTTTCGAGTCCGATCCATTCGATTTCTTCGATGCGCCGCCAGAACACTCGTCTGCCGGTCCATCCGCCGTCTGTATCAACCGGGATGATGTCGCCCACGTCGAAGGTGCCGCGGGGTGCGTTGGCGTGCGAGGCGTCCACCCGAACCGCAGCGACTTTGAGTTTCTGCTGCCGTCTTGCAAGCTCCACTCGGGCGAGGTTTTCGACTGCAGTTTGCCGTGTGAGATGCTTTGCGTCGATCACGACCGGAGTGCGGCGGCGACCATCAGCGATTCCCACCTCGAACCGAAGCGCGGACTTCCCTTCACCGGCACCGATCACGGTCACGGAGTTGGCGTAGTCTGCCGAGTCGTCCTTGATCGCAACGACTTCGAGCACGTTATCGCCCTCAATAAATGAGAGGTCTTCACGCTTGCGCCCGACTGTGGGGACGCAGCGGATCTCTTTGAGGATCTTCGTTTTGTCAGCGTTCCACCCTGACCATTCCACCCATTCGTATCCGGCTTCCTCGATGGCCTCAGTCATGAGCTTGCCCGCATCGGGAGTGTCCCACCACAGCATCTTCCATGCCCCAGCGTCATCAGTGGCTTTGTCTTTCGCTGCCTCGTAATCCTCTTTCGCCGCGTCGAAGGCAGTTTCCAGCGGCTCTTCTGTGATCTTTAGGTCATCGATCTTGTCTCGCCGCGTCTTGGTGGCTTTCGCTTTCGCGTCGCGCTTCGTCTTGATCTCCTTGTCCTTCGCATCCACGGGCGCTTTCTTGGCGTCGATGGTGGCCTTGGGTTTCTTCGCTGCGACCGCTGCCGCGTAATCATCAAACAAGATTCTTCGGTCACGATTCATGATGCGAATCGCGTCATCGTAGGGCTTCGAAATCTTCTTGACTTCGGCCTCTAACGTCTTGCGGGGCTTCGCGAACTCATCCCACGCCTTCTTCTTCGCATCCATGACCTTTTTCGCTGCATCGGCTTTCAAGTCCGAATCCGTGCCGACTCGCTTCGAAGATGAACCCGTGAGCGTGACGCCAATATTCGAGGCGTTGCGTCCCTGAATGTAGGTGATGACATGGCGGGCGGCGGCAATGGGGTCGACCTGCACGCCCCAGTATTCGCCCTCGTACGGGTAGCCATTGAAGTACGACGAATACCCCGCACCCTCGATCCGCCAGCGTGCTCCCTCGAACTCACTCCGAGTAACAATCCAAGTTCCGCGGATCTGCCCGTCAGCTTCTTCATGAATGAACGTGCCGCGCGGTTCGATCAACGCGTTCGTGCCTGCGTAGCGGTAAGCCTCCACGACCGGCATAATCTCGCCCGAGAACTTCCCCGGCCCGCACTTTTTCTTTCCCGCACTGGACACGTTGATGGGTAGTTCGAGTTCGAGGAATGCGCCGTCTGAGATGCGTTCAACGATGTAGCGAAGCATGACACCTCCTTATACTGCGCGCTCCAAGAACGTCACGGTGAGATCGAATGAAGTTGCCCACGTGAGCCGCGGTGACGCCGCCGATTTCCCACCTGTGAGATTCACTCGAGGATAGAAACGCATGGTCCGGCCCCGGAGGTTTGCGGGGATGAAGTTTGTGTCGGCGACACGCATCATCATCGTGTGGCTGCCAGCGGTCTCGGCTATATCCCACGAGCTTGCTTCGCCCCGCCATACGGTCGGGTCGACGTTTGCGCCGACCTGTAGCCACATGTTTCCGTATGCGTTGCCGTTACCGCTGAGTACCGAGAGTTGTGACCATGTGATCGTGTAGGCCATGTAGTTGGCCCAGTCCGGGATTGCGATGTCCAGACGCCCAGACGTTTCTGCTTCAACCGGCCAGGTTTGCCCGCCAGTCTTCCCATAGGTCTGGCCCCCACCTGGATAGGGTTGCGTGTCCGTGATTGGCACCCGGTCGCCGGTGCCTGCTGCGGTCAGGTTTATGGATCGCACCGCAGTGTCAGTTCGTGGTGATTGAAGCCTGCGAAGATCCTCGAGCATCGCGTTCGTGATTGTCCCCGTGCTCTTCGGCCAATTAATTGCGGCGAGCTCGTATGCCGTCACGCCAGCGAGTGCGGGCACCTCGGCGACGGTTTTCGCGGTTGCGGGCACTCCCGGCACTACCGAAAGCTTTGAGGTGGCACCTTCGGGCCACTGATCCCGCGGCGTGTATGTTTTCGCGAAGATCGGATCAAGGATTTCATGAATGATCATGTCGCGGCGGGTAGCGGTGGAGCCGGTGCCGGGGATCCCCTGCCCGCCGTCACCCATATAGTTCTGAGCAGTCAGAAGCGGAATGCCGTACGTTTCACGGCCTCGCCCGCTTTCCCGGGATTGGATCAAATCGTCCCCTGCCGCGATCTTCACGCCGGTGCCGGGAACGTCGAGTTGTGAAATTCTCAGATCGCCTGGACGCACCACACCGGACCCGGTGCCCGCCTCGCGCTGCAGCTGTCGGCGAAGCCCTTCGGCGGGAATGCGGGTGCCGTCCATTGCGTAGGGCGCTTCAAAATCAACCATCGTTACTCCTTACAAACTTCGGTACGCGGCCTGGATCCGCACTTCAAGAACCGCGGTGTTCGTGGGGTCGTACCCGCCAAAGAACACCCGGTGTTGGCCTGGATTGAGGCTCATGTCTGACAGGCGTGCGCCTGAAGGCGACAGCGCGCCCGGGAATGGGTTGCCGTCGCGCAAGATCCAGCGCGCCCACGGACGTGTATCTACAGTCAGCGTTTGGTCATAGGCCAGTTGTCCACGAAAGTTGAGCCGGCCTACCCCCACGACCTCGATAAACGGGTCTTGAATGGGGCCACGAACGTTGAATACCGGCCATGCTGGGGCCGAGCCGTCGACTGTCACGACATGATCAGATACGCCGTCGCCGCCGTCGAGCACGAATGGCACATCGGCGGGGATCGGCAAGCCGCCCGTCGAGCCCGTAATCAAGTGAACACGGGATACTTGCTCAGGTCCGTACCAAAGATCGTCAACCGCTTGGAATGTCAGGGTCGGTTCTGCGAGCCCGGACCAGAGCGCGGAGTCATCCGGCGCGAACTCGCGCGGGTGCCCGTACGCGGTCAGAGTGCCGATAGTGAGGGCCGCGAGCCCACCGCTTCGAGACCTGAGCGTATCGGCAGACCACACGCCTGCGAGGTCTTGCAGAAGCGCTCTCGTGTCGGCCTCTTGTTCGGTGCGGGTGTCTCCGCGCCCGATCACCGCAATGGAGAGTTCGTGCTTGGGGCCGTCCTTGTAGGAGACTCCGAGCGCGGTCCCGTCGCGGCCCGGGCGCGCAGCATCGTTCGCGCGAATGCCCGCGGTGCCGCGCTTGAAGTCCGTCAACGCAAAGGGCGTGCCCTCCCCAAACGGGAAGCGCACGCCCTCATAGGTGAGAGAACCGCTATTGAGATCGGTTCGATCGGTCATCGATTCCCCTATCCATACTGGACCTGTCGGCCATACTGAGCGGCATCCTCGTAACCGCGCTGCACCGCACCATCAGCGCGCTCATCCATCCATCCCTCGAACTCTCGATCACCAATGCGAACGGTCACCGGGCCGGAGATGCCACCGCCTTGTTTTACGGCGTCCCATTGCGATCCCGTCAGGATCGGCTCAGGAGACCTCGTGCGGTTCTCCACGAGCGAGAGCCCGGTGGGGAGCCAACCTCCGTTGTCGTACAGGGTCGCGGTGTGCCCGTCAGCGGCACCAAATGGATTGAACGCTTTCGCCATCGCTGCGGCGGCATTTCGTGCAAGCCCAGTCGCGACATCAACAAACATGCCGCCGCCCGGAAATGCGCCCTTGAGCTGCCCAACCGCCCAGTCAACGAGTCCGTCAAGGATGGACGCGGCCCCGCCAACTTCGCCCAGATCAGCACCGTACAACCCCATATAGGGTGCCGGGTTCACGTTGGCCCCGTAATTGCCTGGACCACCGCCAGGGTTATGCACCATGTAATGCAGATGCGGCCCCGTCGACATACCAGTTGACCCGACATAACCGATAACGTTGCCTGCCTGGACCTGCGCCCCGACCTGCGTGCCGAAACGACTCAGGTGTGAATAACGCGTCCCCAAGCCGCTCGTGTGTTGAATGTAGACCTCGTTGCCGCCCATCGGGACAACCCCGGCCAACTGGACCACACCATCACCCGCGGCGAACACTTTCGTGCCCATCGGGGCCGCGAGGTCGATGCCGTTATGGCCCTGGTTGCCCCACTGCTGAGACACACTAAATGAGCCTTGCGGGAGCGGCGTCACGAGGCCACCCGTCCGGTAGCCCGGAATGTCGCCGTGCGTGTTCATGTGGTCAAGCAAGCCCGGGTGAGTGCGCTCAATGCGCGCCCGAGACTGCGCCCGGATCACGTGCTCGTTGCCGTGGACCACACCCGCGACTACAGTCGTGCCGATGTTGCCGGTGTAGCCACCTTCAGAGAAGCCCTTGGGAAGCGGCACCTTAGGGATCTTCATCCCGTCCGGCAAGATCCCGTTGACCTTCTCGATCAGCCCGTTAATAACGGTTTCGATCACGAACCTGACGGGCTCCTTCGCAAGATCCTGGATCGCACTCCACGCCTTGCCAATGCCATCGCGCGCCGCTTCGAACGCCTTTTTCGGGTTCTCCGTCACGATCCGCACGAGGTTATCGATGATGCCCTTGATGATGTTCCAGCCGTTGCGGATCGCGTTCGAAATGTTGTCCCACGCGGGCTTAATGAACTGTTCGTAAAGGATCTTGAAACCCAACCCCAACAGGTCGAGTTTCTCCTTGATCCCGTCAACAATCGGCTTGATCAGGTTGACCCAGATCCAGTCGAAGAGCGCGCCGACCGCCTCAAGGTACGGCTTGATATACGTAACGTAGAGGTATTGGAAGGCGAGCCCCAACAGTTCGATGTAGTTCTGGATCCAGTCAATAACCGGTTTGATGATGTTCGCCCAGATCCAATTGAACAGGGCCGCGATTCCATCCATCGTGGCCTTCCAATACTGCTGGTAGGCAAACTGGATCGCGAGACCCAGCTTGTTCCAGACATCTTGAATCCACTGAACGGCAGTCTGGATACCTTCCCATAGCCCCGTGAACAACGCGCCGATCCACTCAAACACCGGCTTGAGATACGTGTTGTACGAGTCGGTGAAGAACTTTACGATCCCGTCCCAGTTCTCAACGATCCATTGGATTGCGAGCCCGATAGGGCCGATCAGGAGCGAGAGCAGCAAGCCCCAGTTGTCCGTCACGAATGACACGATGTTGTTGATCGCGTCGGTGAAGAACTTCTGGATATTCGCCCACGCCTCACTCAAGAAGCGGGTGAAGTTCTCCCATATCTCCCGACCGATGTCGGTCTGTGTGAAGAACCAGATTAGGCCCGCCACGAGCGCGGCGACCGCTGTCACGATCATCATGATGGGGTTAGCATTCATGGCCGCATTGAAGAGCCGCTGAGCGACCGCTGCCGACTTCGAGGCCACGGCCCCCGCGATCACGGCGGTTTTGTGAGCCACAACACCGGCAGTGTTCTTCACCCACATGGCCGACGTTTTCCAGCCCGTCGCGAGTGTTCCCGCGGCGATCTTGAGCCACATGGATGCACCCGCGTTGTTCGCAATCGTGGCGATCTTATGCGCGGTCACCTTCGCCGTGTTCGCGGTCCAGAGCGCCGCCGACTTAATCAAGCTGCCGTTCATGAGCGCCCAAATGCCCTTGCCAATCACGACAACGCCGTTCCAGAGCTTCTGCGTCACCATTCCGGCCTTGGCCGCGATGGTCTGCGCTTTTGTCGCGGTCGCTGCCGCGTACGACGCACCGGCAGCACCGTACGTGGATGCGGTCCAGCCGATCTGAACGGCTTTCGCGACCGCGATAGCCGCTTTCAGTCCGTTGATCACGGCCATCACACCGCGGATCGAGTAATAGGTCGCGACCATCATTCCGATGGCCAGCGCCATGTTCTGTACGACCCCGATGTTTTCGCCAATCCACGCGAACGCGCCCTTGAGGTTCGTCCCGATAGCGGTCACGAACGGCTCGATAGTGGGGGCCATTTCTGCAAACACGTTCTTGAGCGACCCCACGATTGGGAAGAGTCGACCCAGGAGAGTCACCAGTGGCGGCAGCGCGGCAAGAAGCACATCAGTGAATAGGCCGGCTAGCTGCTCGATGACGGGCATGAGCGGCGGCAATACCGACATCGCCAGATATGTGAACAGCAGCGCAAGGCGATTGATCACCGGAATGAGCGGTGGCAACACCTCTTTCAGCATCGCGCCGAAGGCCCCAGTGAGGGTTTTCACGAGCTCCGAGATGACCGGCAACACCGGTTTCAGGGTCTCGAACACGATGCCGAGCGGGGTGAACATGGAGAAGTCGACACCCTTATCGAGTGTCTTCATGAGCCAGTCGATAGCGGGCGCGAGCTTCTGCCCGATCTTCTCGCCAGTCTTCGCCGCGACCTCTTCAAGCGGCCCCAACGCATCAGTAGTCGACTTGAGTAGCGGTGCGAGGGAGGTCCAAACGCCGCTGAGCATTCCGGCACCGATACGACCCACGGACGCCATGAAGTTAGCCCACGAGCCTTTTACTGTTCCGCCCATCTCATCCGCGACCGTTCCGGCTGCGGAGGTCATGGCCTGCTCGAACTGCTTGAAGTTGATCTGGCCCTTCGAAGCCATCTTGAACACTTCTTCAGTCGTCACACCAAGCTGCGTAGCGAGGGCCTGATAGATCGGGATGCCCTTGTCAGCGACCTGCTGCAAGCTGTCGTTTTGGGCTTTGCCGAGCGAGGCGACCTTGTTATAGATCGACCCCATCTCATCCATGCCGATACCCGCGGCAGCGGCAGAGTTCGCAACCGACTTCAGGACGCCCTCAAGCTCTTCACCCGGCGCGATCCCGGCAGCGACCGCACCGGCAGCAGTGGTTGCCGCAGCGTCAAGCCCGAACGCAGTACCCTTCACCGAGGCGAGAGCGTTCTTCATGATCGCGTCGACAGCTTCCGTCGAGTTCCCGAGCCCGCGAAGCTTCGCGGTCGCCTGGTCGATGGAGTTCAGCCGCGAGAAGCCTTTGAAGAGGGCCGTACCGACCCCCGTAGCGATGAGCGCGCCCGCGGCCACACCAGCCACCTTGAGGGACTTCTTGATACCGTCCCCGAGTTTGGAGCCCATCTTCTTACCGGTGTCGCCAAGGTCAACGCCGCCAAGTGATTTCGTAACGTCGTTCTTGACGCCTGGCATCTTCACCCGGACAACGACAAACCCCTGAGCAATCTCAGCGCCAGTGCTCGCCATGTGCTACCTCCTGACACGCAAAAACGCCCCGGCAAAAATGCACAGGGGCGCTTTCGGATCGAAATGTTGTGGTGACTCGTGGACAGTTATTTGGCGCGTGCGGCGTTGAGTGCGCGAAGTAGACGCGCGTTATCGGCGTCTGAAATCTTTGCGCCCGCCACCGGCTCAACAAATGCGCGAGCAGAGTAGCGGTGCGGGTACACGACCATCCGATACTTTGGGCCTGCCTCTGCTGAAACTCGGGCGGCTCGGGCGTTCACTTCCGCTTGGACGGCAGGTGAACGCATGACCTTGTTGAGACCGGAGAGCTTGAGTTTCACTCGCACATCGTTCATGTGGTGCGCCTCCGGTTCTTGAAGCGGCGTGCGGCCTGCTTGATGCGGGCGATCCGCTGTTCTTGTTCCTGCACGCCTTCGGGATAGTCGCGCGGCTTCATCTGCTTCGGCTTCGAGGACTGTGACGCCCAGACCGCGTGCTCAACCCAGCGCAGCATGTCTTCTTCCGCGGTGACCGCGCTCGCGCCGCCCAGCCATGCCCCAAGCGCACCACCGCGCGGCATGTGCATCACGTACAAGGCAATGTCTGCAGGGTCTTCGGTGCCCGCCCACATGTCCGAGAGTCGGACCGAGTAGAACCGCCGTAGATCGGCAGCTACTCGGTCCGGGCACTCTCGAAGGAGGTAGGCGAGCGTTAGGAGTTTTTTGCGCCGACCTTCTCGTAGATCACGTTGACGAGCTCGGTCAGCTTCTCGAAGTCGGAATACCCGTCTTCATCCTCAAGCGCCTCGATGACGCGGGCGAGTGCGTCTTCACCGATCAGGTTCTTGAGCACGGTTTCGATGTCGTTGTTGCGGAGTGCAAACATCGTTGGTGTGTGCTTCGGGGCGCGCGCATCGATCTCGAAGTGTTCGCCCGCAAAGTCCACGGTGTACACCTCGTGTGCGCCGCGCTGGTAGTCCTGTGGCTTCGCGGGCGACTGCTCGCGAGTGGAAGGGTAGCCGTGATTCATTGCTTCAGTCATGGGGTGACTCCATTTCGTGTGTATTGGTGATGTGACTCAAGAAGGGTGTGAGGGTGGGGCGCGGAGTCACCACGCGCCCCACCCGGCTTGTTACGCTGCCGCTTCGAGGAAGGCAGGCTCGTTGGAGAGCCAGTAGGAATTACCGGTCTCCGTCAGTCCAAACTCATACACCGAATCGTCCTCAAGGTTCGTGACGTACGAGCCGCGCTCCGACACCGAAGCGGTTTCGATGCACTTCAGACGCGTGTAACCCGCGTTGTCCACGAGCTTGATGATTACGGTGCGCTCGATGGTCGGGATGCTCTTTGGCATGTCAACACGGGCAATCTTGTCCGTGCCGGTGCCGACGAGCGTTGGCTTGCCGTGGCCGTAATAGAGGCCGGTCACCTCGGGGTCATCCTCGAGCGCCGCGAACTTGTGGCTCTTCTTTGTGGAGGTGTTGCGAAGCTTCACGATTGCGCCGCCCTGCCACGCTTTTGTTTCCTTCGATTCCACCTCGACCGACTCTTCGATACCGCCATCAGTGATCCATCCCACCTCCATGAACTCAGGCGGAATGGTGAGGTCTGTTGCGGGCAGTGTTGAGCCCTTGGGGGCGATCCAAACGCCTGATTCCTCGGCGTTCCATTCGCGCATGTTGTCTTGGTTCTTAGCCATTCTTGGACTCCTTCACTACTGACGCGGGCTTGGGCGTTTCCGGTTTCGGATCCGCCGTGCTCTGCTTCTGTTCGGGGTCAGCCTTGCGGGCCTTCCCACGGGCGATGAGGTCACGGGCGGTGCCCGGATCGACCTCGACGGATGCCCCGGCCTTATGGTCCTTCCCACTGGGGTCGGTCCATCCGTTTGCGATCACAACTTTGGTTGCCATCTCTGCTCCTTCAAATGAGAAAACCCCCAATTCAGGGGGTTGGAAATCGGCCACGGATCGCGGCCTGAATAGTGAATTGATAGCGCGCCGCGTGGGTATCGGGATCCGGCAAAAACACCGGAGTGCCCACGATGCGAACGCGTTTCACCGGGCGCCCGCCGAGCTCACGCGCGAGCGTCACAAGGCGCTGCACCTCGGACGCGAACACCGCAGCAGCTTCGCGGGTTTCATCCCAGCAACGGAACGTCATCATTGCGTCTTGCGACACGAGCCCCGCAGCACCGCCGTTGTGTTCCACCTCGATGAACTTCACCGGGCGCGGTTTCGAGTCCGTGCTCTTCGGCACGTTCGTCAAAACCCGTTCATCTTGTGCATCTTTGAGGTAGGCCACCCACGCATCCTCAGCGGGATCGAACAGATATTTATCCATCAGCCCTCCGCAGGTTCACTTCATCCCCCATTGGCCCGTGCTTCGGATGCTTCCACGGCTTCGGTTCACCCTCAACCTTGTACCGCACCCCAAACACTTCGATCTCGTCGTGCGGGCCGATCCCGGACCCATACGGCATGAACAGTCGTGGTGTGGTGATCACCACGTCCCTGCCTGGTGGGTGCGCTTCCGCGGATCCTGCCGGATCAAAGCCGAAAATCCCAAGACGTACGCCCGGGCGAAACCCTTCAATATCGTTGCCTTGAGAGCTTTCACCAGTGACACCGTACTTGAACCACGTCACGTAATCGGTTATCGGGCGTTTGATCATTAGACGCTCCGCATTCCGCCGTAGTTCGCCGGGATCAAACTGATCTCGAACGCTCCCCCGCGGCGAGCGCCTTGCAGCTTTTCCAACTCGGATTTGGTGGGCTCCAGGCTGCCAGGGTTGTCACCACCAAATGTGGCTGAGGCGGTCTCAGTGAGTGGTCCCGCGCCGATGCTTTCCGACACGCTGCGCTCCCCGCGAGGGTTTCGAAACACTCGGGTCACCATCGCCACGACAACATCTATCGCGGTCGCTTCGAGATCCTTCCGGGCCGGTTCTTCGTCGGCTTCCGCGTCGATCCGCTTCTGTAGGTCTTCGACCTTGTTGCGGATCTCGCGCTCGGCTTTGTTGATCCAGATTTGCAGCTTGCCTTCGTCGGTTGGTGCGTCGTCACCGATCCATGCATCTGTCACATCTTTTGGTTTCGTCCAAGACATGCGGGCCTCCCCAAAGGTGAGGGGTAGGCATTTCCGCCTACCCCTCACGCTGGTTACTACTTCTCGGTTACCGTCTGTTCGCCGGTGTCGATGTTGCGCTCGATCACAACCGCTACCCCGTCAGGGCGGGTCGCCTCAAGCTTCTCGAACCGCTGCTTAGGCTTCCGCTTGGTTGCTGGCTTTGATTCAGCGGCGGGCTTCGGGTCCGGTTCGGGTTCCACCGTTGCGGGCGGTTCCGTTGCTGGTTCCGTTGCTGGTTCCGTTGTCACAGGATCATCCCCTGCGGGAGGGGTCACGGCCACGTCGGTTGTTTCAGGTGCCTTCGGCTCTTCCGCCACCTTTTCAGGTGCGGGCTCCTTCTCGGGAGTCTTCTTCACGTTCGCCATGATCTATGCGTTCCTCACTCCGGTGAGGCGTGCAGCGGCCTTGCCACCGAACACGGCCACGCCAGTGTAGAACTCGATACGTGTACGGTAGGCGGGCTTCTCCTGAAGCTGCCCCAGGTCTTCGACCTGAACGCCGCCGTTGGTGAGGCCAGTCACGGCCTGATCGCCCTCATCCTGCCCGAAGCGCACCGCGTAGATCGAAGACGCGTCAGTAGCGCTGCCCGCGGTCTCGTTCTGCGAGATAATCGCGGCACCCTGCGCGGTCGCGCCTGCATCAAGAATGGGGACACCGTTCCATACGACCTGGCGCTTCCCGTTGATGTCCTTCTCCACGAACACGTCAGCGGAGATGTGGCGAGCGGCAGACTTGATCTTTCCGATCAGGCCAGCGTTCGTGTAGAGCGCGCCGTTCGAGCCGTCGAGCCCGGGGACTGATGCCACCAGCTCGTCCAGCTTGTCGAAGAACGCGTGAATATCGTTCACCGAGCTACCCAGGATCGGGATGCCGTTGGTGCCGCCCGAGATGACCTGAGCGCCGGTGAGTCGCTTCCGCAGCCCGTCGAAGCTCTTAGGGTCAACGGCAACATCTCCGTTGAAGAACGTCTCTTGGAACTTGTAAGACGCTGCTTTGACCTTCATGTTGGTCTGCACTGCGCGCTGATCGTTCAGGTTGCCGCGAGTCTTCTCAATGAAACGGTCAACGTCTGCATCGCCACCAAGGATGACGAGCGATTCAGACTTCTGGTTGACCGTGCCTGTGGACTCGGAGTATCCGTCATTTACTGCACGGAACTCAACACCGGGGAGCGTGCCTTCCTCGTTGTAGGCGTAGGCATTGCCTTCAATTTCCATGAAGGGGATCCGGTCAAGGATCGAGCCCGCCTGCACGAATGTCTCGATGACGCCGCGCTGAAGGGTTGTTGTGGAGAGCTTTGCAGCCTCCGGGAGAGTAATAGCCATGAGCTAGTCCTTTCAGTTTGCCGACTCGCTGTAGGCCGCACGCAGTGTGCCGAGGCCTGGCGAAACCGGTTCAGATTTGTTGGAAGGCGTGGTGCCTTCTTTCGGAATGACAAGACGCTGTTTCGGTGCCGCCTCGCCCTTGAATGCAATGAGCTTGTCGGCAGACGCTTCGAGCTCTTCCCGGGTGGTCCCGGTGAGCAGCGCGGCAGGCACGACGATCCCCTTAGTGGGGTCTGACTTCTCTTCCGCGACCGTTACGCGCAACTGTGCAGCTTCGAGCTCAGCAACGCGCGCCTGTGACGCGGTGAGGGCGTCCTGCTGCTTCTGCGCTTCGGTCTTCTGCGATTCCTCGATCTCGGCGAGCTTGTCGGCTGCTGCCTTCAACTCGTCGTAGTTCGCGAACTTCGCCTGCTCCCGAGCAATACGCCCCTGAATTGCCTTGTCGAAGTCTTCCTGCGATGTGATCGCCTGAAACTCCTTCGGCTTCGGGTTCTGCTCGTTGTTTACTTCCGTACCCGCGGCGGGGTTCGTCTGCTCCGTCATGTGGAGTCTCCATTCATCCGTTTTCGGGCCGTGCGCCCATTGAGCCGCGAAACTGTCGCGTACAGCCACAAAGCTGTGGAAGTTTGTTAGGAAGTGCCGTGCAACCTGCGCCACTCGGCCAAGACGCCCTTGGGGGTTGTGAGCCGGTTCCCGTCTTCATCAGTCATCGACTGTTGGTACATGAATTCGTACTTTTCGCGAGATGCGCGAATAGCGTCACCGGTCGAACCGTGCAGGATCGGCACCGCCAAGCATCGGCAATCGTCGTGGTAGTTCTCACTGATCGCTTGGGTGCCTCGTGACTTCACGCCGCTGCCGACCCCGCCAGCAAGCCGTTTCCCGGTCGAGTCGAGCCCGGTGCGAGTAGACCCGCGTCCCACGACCTCGCTCGCGGAAGACTTCGTGCGGTAGGCCATACGGGCAGGTCGGGAGGCGAGCATTCCGCAGAACGCGCAACAGCCCGCGCGCGGCATCCGTTGAAACTCGACTAGCCCGCCAGCGGGATTACGAGTCACACCCTCTGAGATCGTGGTACGGGATGAATCGAAGATCATCCGAGTTGCTGCTCCGGTAAGTCTGCTCAGCATCGAAGAATCCAGCGACTCCTCAACTATCGGCGCAACCGCCCATCGCGCGAGCGAATCCACTCTGGCGGGCTCAAGCAGTGCAGCCGGTGCAACGGTGGGGACACGCTGCCGTGCCTGCGCGTACAGTTCCTCGAGCAGGACGGCGGCACTGTCGGATGCGGCTCCCATGAACGGATCCATCAGATCCGGGATCGCCACTTTCAGCACTTCACGCGCCTCTGCGGGATCGAGACCTCGGATAGCCGCCACGACAGCGGCAAGATCCGCGACCGCGAGCCGCCGAAGCGCGTTCAGGTCCGTCCGGTGATCCTCAACGATGGCAACCGACATGAGCCACCTCGCTTACTGTTCAGTCTCGCGAATCGTGATCGGGTTACCCGGAATGAAGTCGACCGGTTCAGTGATTCCGGCAAGCTTCGCCGCCGCTTGACCTTCTACACCCGCGCGCCGGTAAGCGCCCAGGGCGTCGCCCTTCGCTTTCGCGATCTGAGCTTGCTTCAGTTCCTCATCAGAAGCAGTAGCGCCCTCGCCATCGGCAGGGATGCCGGTTTCGCGGATCCGCTCGTGAAGTAGAGCGCTCCCCTTGCGGCGTTGCTCTGCCTTGAACCGAGTAATCTGCTCACTCGACAGCCCGCCATACTCCAACCCAACTTCAGATTCACCGAACTCGGGAACGGCGCTCACGAACTTCGAGAACGCATCAGCTCGCGCAGACGGCGACACCAGCACGGGATCTGTGAACTGAGCCCGCAAGCTCTTCATCTCGTCCGTATTCTCGTCCAACCCATCGCGCAAACGAATCGCACCGTTGATCGCGTTCACGCCACCGTGGCCCCAAGACTCGTTCACGTTTTTCGTTCCCGTGATCAGAGTTTCTTTGGCGGCAAAGATTGCCTCAGCACTCGACGGGTTTGCAGAGTCTGCGTAGCGAACATCAAGATCCATCTCGTCCGCGAACTGGCTCGCGAACATTCGCAGTTGATCAACGTGCGGCTGCGGAGATTCACCGGTGAAACGGTGAACTTCGGGGAACTTCTCATCAGCGGCAGTGTCAACGTTGAGCGCTTTGATTCGCCCCAGGAGAGCAGTCCATCGGTCATCGCCAATGAAGCTCTGCACGTCGGTGCCGAATAGGTAGTATTCGGGAGCGGCGTAGAGTTCCGCCGAGATTTCTGACCGGATGATCGTTCGCAGCGCGGCATCGGCAAAGTACATTGATGCGCGCGTGATCCTGGAATGCCCCAGTGGTCGACGCAGCTCGAAGCCATGCACGAGCGGGTATGCCGGGGTTTCGCCAAGATGGTGTGGAATCGCGTGGTAGTTCCAGCGCGGCCCGGTCTTCGAGATCATGTAAACGAGTTCTGGCGTGTACATCACCATCTCAACCGGGTGTCCGTACTCAGTCGCAATGATCGAGAGGAAGCCTCTCAGCCCGCGTTTGCGGCGGTCGTAAATCGCGGCTGAGTCTTCGGCAGCACGCGCCGTCACGAGTACATCAGGTTCTCCGCTTTCAAGATCGCCGTGACTAACGGTGAGGAAGCTACACCCATGAACCGCCGACGAAATACACGCCGCCGGAAACTCGGTACGAAACTGGTTATCCCAGAGCAGCCCCTCGACGGCGAGCGCGTCTTCGGACCCGCTCATCGTGACGAATCGCTCGAACTGTGATCGGTTCGTGAGCGCCTTTACGCCCTTGCCGATCCAGCCGAGTGCTGCACCGATGTCGGTCATCTGCGGAGGCAGCGAGATCCCGAAGTCCTTCAGGGCTTGCTCGCCGTCAAAATAAAGTGAGCGTTCGAGGTTCATGCGGCGGCGCTTCTGCCAGACTGCCATCAGGTCGCCCAGTAGGTCGGTGTCAGCGCCGAGATCGACAGGCGGTCGTGTTGCGATATTCACAGGATCGCCCCTCCTTCTCCCTCCGCGTGTTTCTTCGCGGAGAGTTTCGTTGTCCGTGCGCCCCACAGGGCAAAACTGATTGCTTCGGTGGGAGTCTCGTCACCGTCTGGCGTGACGGATGCCCACGCCCACGCACCTTGCTTCCCACGGGGCTCTTTCATCACCGTGGACACCGAAGCGTCAAGGCGTTCTTGCCCCTCGCTGGGGTGCTCCACAGTTCCGGCCTTCAACTCGTTGTCGAGCATCTGGCAGGCCGCGAACACTTGCGGCGTGTTGAGTACAGTGACCCATTTCGAAGCGACCCCGGCGCGGCGAAGCATCTGTGCCAGAGTCGGGGCGTGTGAGCTCCCCGAGATGAAGATGCCGCGCGAACGCCGCCACCTCGTGATGCCGTTCTCGTCTTTCTCTGCGAACCATGCAGCGAGTCGCTTCATGCCGTCCTCAAGCGCGCCCGCGTCATCGTGCAGCTGTTCGACAAACACGTTTTCGCCGTTGAGTTTCGCGGCGGCGAGCGCCATCCGCATTCCATCAATTGAGAATGAGATGCTGTAAACCGGGTCCGTTTCCGGCGCTACGTTTACGGCGAGTTCAGCCCAGCGGGTTTCCGTGATTGCGCCGCTTGATTCGCGGTCATCGTCCCAGATCCCGAGCCCTTCGCGTCGGTACGATTCATCGTCGGCAAGAATCTTCCGCATTCGTAGAATCGACTCCCACGGCACGCGGTGAGGGAAAGACGGGTTCGCCTTTTCGACCTGCATCTTGTCTTCGAGGTCAGCCTTGGGATCCGCGCCGAGCTCCGTGTAAAACATGTCACACTCAACTACTTCGCCATCTGCGCGGCGCTTCTTGATTGCGAGTGCTTCGTTTCGGCGGGTGCGGAATACTTCGCCCGGGTCGGTTGGTTTCGGCGGGGTGCCCATGAAGATGATGAGCGGGTTCTTGGATGCGTTGGTGGCGGGCACCATGTCATCGAGCGCTTTTTGAGTGAGGATCTGTGCCTCGTCAAACACTTCAATGTCTACGCTGTCAAAGCCACGCCCAAAGCCTCGCTCGCGCGCCCCGAACATGATCCGGGATCCGTTCTTGAAGTGGATCTCTTGCTGCCCGTTGGCTTGCCGCACCTGCTCGATATGAGGGGCAATCTTGCGGCGTCGAGCGAAACCCTGCATCCATTTGAAAGTCTCGTCAGAGGTTCGCGAGAGGTGCGCCGTCCATAGCACTTTGAGGCGAGGGAACAGGATGCACAGTGCGAAGATAATCGTGCCGATGGAGAATGTCTTACCGACCTGACGGCAGATCGAGATGATGATGCCGCCGATACCTGCGGCGTAGAGCCCGTTCGATCGTTTCGCGAGGATCCCCCGCCCGAGCCCGTCTTGCCAACGGTCGAACAGAACGCCGAACTCTTTCGCTTTGTCTCTGACGGCAGGCCATCCGGTCGAGGCGATCCCCGAAGGGAGCACAAGATGTTTGGCGACCTCAGAGAGCTTCTTCGACCCATGCTTCGTCGGGGGTTGTTTCACTTTCTTCAACCTCCTCGCGCAGCGAGAGCTCAAGCGACGCGATTTCGCGGCGCAAGTCGCGTAGCTGCCGGGAGAGTGCGGAAGCATCGCGCGGTGATGCCTCAGCCATGAGCTTTGCTAGATGATTACGGAGAGCGAGAAGCTGCTCTAGATCGGTGCCTTCAGCAAACGCCTCAGCAACGGACATCGTTCGAGGCTTAAGAGGATCAGGGGTATCGAGTTCAACAACCTCGCCGGGTTCCACCGCGCGCAATACGGGAACTTCCTGCTTCCCGGTCTTGCATTGAGCCGAGCAATAGCGGCGGCGTTTGTCGCCCTCGAACCGCTTCTTACAGACCTTGCAAGTGCGTTTTGCCATGCCGATCACCTCCCGGGAAGAATCCGGGCAAATACGAACACCGCCGATCCCTCACTACGAAACGGCTTCAGCGGGTTCCGGCGTCCGCCTATGTGGAAAAAATTGGTGGGGAGGGAGAGGCCCTACGCCTGGGGTGGGCCTGTGTGTGAGGGGGTGGGGGTGGGGTGCCCGGGGTTGTGGATAACTTTGGCGGGGCCTGGCTAGTAGCGTCCGAGTGTCCGGGGCTTGGGTAGTGGCTTGCCGTGTTGCTGTTGGCCGTGGAGCTTGGCTCGTGCTTCTGCGAGCGTCATGCGGCCTTTCCAGTTGTTGCACTTGCGATGCATCAAACGAGTGTTCTTGCGGTCGTATGGTGATCCACCTCGCACGCGTGGAACGTCTTCATCGACTTCACCACTCATTGGGTGAGGCACACAGCCTTTACAGTCAGGCTTGTGACACTTATTTCCGTGCTTGCCAGACTCGTAACGCAACGTCTTGTCGACTGTCTTGTCACACAGTGCGCAGCGTGTCTCTTCTGCCTTGACGCGCTTGACGATCTCGCGGCGTCTGTGTCCGTTGGCGTTGTGTGCCTGAGTGACCATCGTGTGACCTGCCTGCCGCCTTGCCGTCCGCCCCTGCTTGGCTCTCTCGTGCATGAGGGTGACCCTTGATAGCGCGAGTGCCCTCACCTGATTGGGCGTCCATCCGTTACTGGTGAGGTGAGCGTGTCCCGTGTGCTGACACCCTGGGGCTTGCAGCACACCCCCGGACTGTAAGACCCCCTCCCCCTTGTTTGGGGACACCCCGGGGTATGTGTTGACCCCCGGGGGTTACTTCAGAGGGGGCGGGGTTATCGCTGCTGAAGCACTGCTATTCGCGTCCCCTTAGCGCCGAAGAAACAAGCAGTGACGGTATTCATGATCTCTGGCACGGTGAGTGGGTAGAGGTCGGTGAACACCGCGAGGTCTAGGGTTAGCCCGCGCAGTCGAGTATTCAGTGACCGGGCGCTCGTCAGGTGCACTGTTCCGCCCGCGGGAAGGCTGATTCGTTCCTCCCCGTTTGTTCGATATATGCGGCACGGCTGGGCGTCCTGGCAACGAACGATCTGCATCCCAAAGGCACGAGCTTCTTCCATGCTTCCCGCGATGATGGCGACATTACCGCCCTGTGCGGCTGTTTCGATAACGGCTCTCAGAAGTGGGTCCATCAGCTGCCCTCCTCATCTTTATCCCATGCAGAGAACATCCACACGTACTCGCAGACTGTCTCGTTGTCGATCATTTTGATGAACTGGGAGACGCTGTCGAACGAGACTGACCTGTACCCGTTCTTGAGTGCTTCGGTAAGTGCAAGGTCAGCTGCTTCTGCGAACTCTTCGGCCCCGGTCTCGGGGTTCTGTCGGCGGTCAAACAGGTCGACGGTCGTCACGACCCGAACAGTTGGGGGCACGTCCTTCATGGCTTCTCGGGTGGTTGGTGCAATAAACATGGTGTGACTCCTTGTCAAACGGCGCGTGCTCGGCCTCGTAGCTGCTGCCGTGCGTGAAGCTGGTCTGTCCGGTCTTGCTCGCCGCATTCCTCGGCTGCGAGCGCTGATGGGTATTGGGCTTGGCACTCGGGGCAGGCATACATGCTGGTTTACCTCCGCTTGTGGTGAGGGGTCGAGATGATCCGCACGGCATCTGGTGGCACCTCGAATGTGAAGCCGCCACACCCATCAGGTGTTACCTCGACGCCCTGTTGAGTGCCGTCTGCGAGAACGACCGTTACTTGCCTGGTCATCTTGCCTCCGTGTTGGTGGGTAGGTCTGTGTGTGGCAGGTCGACACGCGTCTGTTTGCTCTGTACGCATGAATAGTGATCGTGTGCCTGCCACACAAGGTCGTGAGCACGGTCGTACCGCTTACCCCTATGCAGGAGAACCCGTCACGAAGCGGGCAAGAATGAGGGTGTTAACGACAAAACCCCCGACGATGCGCCGGGGGTTTTAGTCTTAACTAGATCGTTCGAACTGAAATCAATTCATAACTTCGTTTGGCCGTCGAATTCGACATTGAGCGTTTTATGTGGACGTTAAACTTTGCCTCAACCTTATTGTTTTCGTCCGCAGCGATTTCGGCCGCTCGGCTCTGAAGCTCTGCACTTGCATATGAAGCAGGAATGGTGCGCGGTTGTCCGCTAGGCGAGAAGTACGCCAATCCATTAGACCATCGGTGCCCGTCAAGACGACCCGTTGACGTCCAGGTTTCCGTCTCTGTATAGACGGCCTTTAGCTGCTTCTTGAGATACTCAGCGTGCCTCTTTCCAAAGCTGAGCTCGCTTGTTCCCAATCCACGTTGCGCGAAAGTCCCAGTTACGTCCCATCCCTGCTTGCGGATGGGGTCAAGGGCGTGCGCAAGCTCATTCCGCGCACTGGGAGGTAACTGTTCGATTGCTGCGCCAAGGGCTTCATTGCCCGGAGACTCGGGGTCGCTATTCGCTAGAACCACTGCGATCCGGCGTAGCGCTTCCGAGAACGTGTCATCTACGTGGAGAATCTCGTTTTCAAGTTCCATGTCAAGTGGGACAGCACCATCGATTGTTCTGCTTGGGGCTTTAAAGGTCACTCGCACTGAGCCAGGGCCAGTGTCAACAAGCAGCTCTGACGTCTGGCGAACGGAATTCGCCCTATCTTTCACAAAATGTTTAGTCGAAGCGGCGATTCGACGGACCAACTCGCTAAACGCTTCCGCGTTTGCAGCATGTCCAATCACGCTCTTACCCGTTAAGTGAAGTTCGAGTTCTCCTGATACTGGAGCCAATTCATCTCGAACCACAGGTGCGAGAACCCTAATTCCTTCGGCAGAGGCAAGCAGTGAGCCTAACGCAAACTTGTCTCCGCTTGAAAGAGTATCGCGAAGCGTGCGCCTAAAGCTTTCTACAAAAAGCACCTCACGTGAGTTAGCCACGCTCATCCACCTCCACAAATCCCTTCTCGCGACTAAAATCAAGGTGTCCGTCATCGTCTTTAGGGGTGGACCACTGCACTTCCCAACGGGCAACGTCGTTTTGTTTGGAGGCATCAGCTTGGTAAGCGTCAAGCATGCCACCATACGGAGCAAGCTTCTGACGTACTGGGATGTCCACGCCATCAATCTTGAAGCTAGCCTCAGACATTGTTAGCAGTCCGCGCCCCGCTAGCTCCTGTCGCTGAAGTCTTGTCGGCTGGTTAATGATGAGAACAAGGTCTAGGTCGTTAGGTGGTCGGTCTTGCCGCAGTGAAACAAAACTGCCGTCCACCCATACTCTGCGATCTGGAACAATCGACCGGGTTTGCTTCAAGTAGACAACAAACGCCTCGAACAGCAGGCTTCGGTCTTCAGGAAAAGGGGCATTCACGACGAACGCCTGGTGCATCTCGTCTAGGGTCAACTCATAGGGTGATGCCTTGTAAAGCAGCAGTCCAGTAGCGGGGTCCACCTGGATCAAGGTCTGCTGCTTGGTAGCGACCAAGCTCTCCATTTCACCGACTCTAGCGCACGCAACAAGCTAAGGCGTCGCAAAGCTACGTTTCATACCGTCACCGTATGAGTCTCGGGTGACCACGAGCACGTATGAAGAACCGTTATTTAGCGGCAGGGTGCGATCCTGACGCGCTCTGCCAGAGCCGTCCGAAATCTGGGGGTCCATATTTGCGGGTGCGTGCGAGCGCATCACCTGAGATCGGTGTATCTGTTTTGAGTTTTCGCGCGGGACGCCCGTAGTTGCATGCTGCATTCACGCCACCGGTCCACCGGTTGAGTCTTATGCGCAAGTTGAGCTCAAGTTTAATGATGAACTCCCGCATTCCCGCACCTCCGTATCGAGTCTAGAAACACAAAAAGCCCCACTCAATCGAGTAGGGCTTGGGACACACTTCTAGCGCGTAATCCCAGCATACACGATTGTCCGCGACATAGCATCAGCCGCGGACATGGACCGATGCGGCGACTCGACTAGTTCTAGTCTTCCCCAAGGAATTTGTCGGGGTCCACTCGGTTCTCTTCGTCTAGCCGTTTCTGCATTTCAGTTCGGCCAAGGCGCATCGTATCGGCCACGAAATTGCGGTAAGCGTTAGTTGCGAACGTGTTGATCACCCAGTTCACTATTCGCACCACCGCTGTGTCTCGCCACGCCTGCTTGTATCCGCTCACGTATGGAAACTCGCTCACTTTTCGCCTTCATTCCTTCTTCGGGATCGTGTCATACTCTTCAACGGCAATGACGAGACTTGCAGCAAAGTAATATCGCTTGCCGCCTCGACTACACCAGCCAGAAACGGGGATCTGGTCTCCGTCTAGTGGCCCAACTGTGTCTATCTCGAAGCCGTTTGGTGCTCCTTTCGTCGTGAGATCAGCTTCGTAAATCAGCGCTTTGGCTATCTCATTTTCAATGTCGCTTGCTTCCATAGGCGTATTGCTCATCGCCCTTCCTTTCGTTTGGTGGTTATGTGGCTGCGTGTAGCGCCACGAAATCGACTTCATGCCCGACAGCCTGCGCGAGCTCAATAAGGTCGGATTGGGTTGCCCACATGCGCCCGCAGCAGTGGCATTCAGCCACCAACGCGCGCCCTGCCTTGACTGGGATGCGGATAGCGGCCTGCACTGTCGTTATGGGCACATCTTCATTCCCGCGGCGCTCGTAGGTGGTAGTCGCGTGGTAGCGCTCGCCGCAGTCCGGGCAGTTCACCGTGATCTCTTTCTCGTGGGGTGGATCAAACAGATCCTCGATCTTCCACACCCACTGATCGAACTTCGCAAGCAGGCGCTCGGCATAGTCTTCCTCGATGCGATTGCCCGCAAGCTCGGCCTGAACGGTGGCGAGCATCTTCGGGACTAGCTGCAGTAGGTCGCCCGTGTGCGGTTGCCGGTATTCGTTGAGTTGCGCTCGCACGTAGCCGTCGATCTCTTCGTACAGGTCAAACGCCTTGTAGTTGAGCATCGACCCGTCCCCGCCACCACGAGTACCACCAGCACCGATAGACGCATACCGGGCATCCCACAGCATCGACAGCAGCGGATCCGCCACCGCCTGCCGATCCCCCAGCGACACCTCATGCACCTGCGTCAAACGCTCCACCGCGCGCGCTGCAACCCCGTAATTCAC